GTATAGCGCACGATGTCGCCGTCAGCTACACCACCGCCAGCGAAGGTTTGATAACCATCCTCCGCTGACCCAAGTGTAACCGTGCCAGTGCCAGTGGTCGCAGTTGCAACTTTTACTCGGTTCGCTAGTACGACCATTTCAACACCTCTTTAGGCTTATGAGATTTGCAGAACACCGTTGGCAGCGGAGAAGTCAACTGTCAGGCTGTCGCCATCGTTAAGCGTCAAGGAAGAACCGTAATCATAATATCCGATCAAAGGATCGGCAGGAGATGTTACGGTGTCATTGTAGATGTAAACATAACGGAAGGGTCCAGTTGAGCCACCGCTTGATGTCAGCGTGATGTCCGACAGAACGAGCTTATATGTACCGCTCGTTTGAGTGGACGAAGATGTCGTCACGTTGCGCGAGGAAAGGTTTGTATATGTAACCTCTGTCACGTTTGCTCGGACACCATTGCCGTCAGTGGCTGGGTTTGGTGTCTCTGATGCTGGCGCAGTGTTGGACAGTGCGACAACAACTTGATCGCTCTCAAGGTCCATATTGTGAACCGCATTGAGAACGAAATCGTTCACTTTGTTAAAGGTGGCCATTTCGGAACTCCGTATCGTTTATAAGGCATATGCCCCGGCATAATAACCCACTTTAGGTTGGAATGCTAGGCCAAGTTGGATTTGCGGGATCTTCAGTGTTTTCGGGCAAGTCTCTTAACTGCTGACGGTAGGTGGCCCATGCGGCTTGATCGACGGGGGCATCAGGTACTTGCGTCCAGTCGGATGACTTTAACAGCAAATCCCTAGATGACCTTAATTCGTCCATTAGCCTGTCATTATATTCAACAAGGGCGTCACCACTGACAGGTGAGATAACCCCGTCAATCAGCATTGTATCTTTACCATGCTCACCGCTTACGACTTGCTGGTTAGGCTCTAATACTGGAACATCTCCTGTGCAGTCTACATCTGCAAGCCAATGACCGTTTGATTTGTATATTGTATATTGCATGTTAAGCCTTAAATGTCAGGAGTGAAACTGAGACCCTGTAGTACATAACCCCACTGACAGTTCCGCTCAATCTGAATCCTAAAGAGCCGCTTGTTGAAGTAGCTACGGCAGAAACCGCATGAGAATATGGTGTTACAGGAGTGGCATTTTCTGACACAAACCCCCCAGTGGATTGTGTGTGAGCTAGTGTTACGCTTGTTCCTGTAGGAACTATGCCAACTTGGGGGCTTTCTTTGCTCTGACCAAACCGACCAGTAAGAACTGCTATCATGCTTGACCCGACAGTTACTCCGCTGAAAGATACGGTAACGTCAACCGTTCCAGAGGTGTTAAAGGAGCTATCTACAGCAGTGGCCCCAGCAACCCCAATGCCGGGCAACCTTGCTACATCCAATGTGCCAGCGGTAATCTTGTCAGCAGCTATGTTGCTAATCTTGGCATTGGTTATGATAGCGTCAGTGATCTGCGCTGAATTAGTGATGATGCCAGAAGTTGCCAGCAAGCCACCTGTGATGGTGTTGGCGACAATCTTGTTACCTGTAATAACCCCACCCTGGATAGCATCGCCGTAAATACTATTAGCAGCAATAGCGTTGGCCCCAACAGCATTTGCACTGATCTTGCCAGCAATAATTGCATCATCAGCTATCTGTGCAGTATCAATTACTCCATTCGGTATTTGAGATTGAGCAATGCTCCCCTGTAAGTCACCGAAGCTCTCAGCGCCCCCTACAACTGCCTCCCATGCAGAACCCGTCCACTGGTACAGCTTGCCATCAGTACGGTTAAATACCTTTTCACCAACAAAGCTGCCTGAAGCCGGGAGTGATGTAACATCCTCAATGGCATAGAGACCTTGCTCAGTGAACAAGCTATATACACCATTCTCAAAGTCAGGGTCATCAAGGAAGGTAGTGGTCGCAGATACCCCTGATGTAAAAGCTGACTTATTGGCGCTGAAATCGACAGACTTTAAAAAGTAGTATTTAGTCTGATCCACATTCAGGTTTGATCTTATAAACTCACTACCACCTGAAATGCCAGCAAGAGAAGCACCTGAAGTTGTATTTGTGTCGTTCTCCCAAACCTCCACATGCTTCAAGTCAGCATCCGCTGGGTTGGTCCAGTTGATCGTGATGTATCTAAAACCACCTTGGGCAGTAATGCTAGTGGGAAGACCGGGTGCTGTAGTATCGCCACCGCCGGTAAGGTTGACCGTAGCAAAAGCTCCCTTGACGCCGCCAGCCGAGACTGCGCGCACTCGGAAGTTATATTGCACATTGTCAATAAGTGGCGAGATTTCAATTGTGTTTTGAACGGTGGTTGTGCTGGCGTAGACCGTATCGCTGGCAGCTTTCCACTCGATGTCGTAATATTCAACAAACGAGCTATCAGCGGCATCCCAGGACAGAATGGCCGAGTTTATAAAAGTGCCGTCGCCCTGAGTGCGCCCGCCAGCTATAGCAGTCAGGTTCTGCACAGCCAGACCAGCATAAGGATCAGGCAAGTTAGTATTGTTGTTAATGATGTCGCTTTCTTCAGCGTTCCAATCAAATGCAGCCTCGGAGGTCTCTTGCAGCGTCAGGCTAACACGAAGATCGCCAGCGTCCTGGTTGGATGAGAACTTCCAGCCGATCACCTCAAACTCTTTTTCGTCGAAGCCATAGCGAGGGTTAGTGAATGCGATGATGTCACCAACTTCCACGTTGAACGCCTCAAGCCCAAAGTCTGCGCTGATGGTCATCTGTTCACGCCCGCGATAGAGCGTCATCTTGGCAATACGCTGCGCTGTCGCCGCGCTGGTCGTAAACGGAAGCGGCAAGTCTAGCAGAAGCTCATCGCCGCCATCTTCCGCTTTGAATGGGTCGCTTTTGATTGCAGGATAATCAGCCGTGATAAAGTCAGCCGAAGCATCGTTGAACGTACCCGTAACACCGTTAAAGCTGTCACGCATTGTTGATCGAGTGCTTAAATTTATTTCACTGCGAAGATCATCAAGAGTTAATGTTTTGACGGGTGAACTGTACGCGCCAACCTTGAGCTTCCAATAGCCAGAACCCCAGAATAGCGTGCCAGCGCAAGCGGTGGACATTTTGCCAAGCACATCACCTATAGGCGAACTGGCTTTGATTATGCCGTTGATGGTGTACCGCTTCTCAGTGCCGCTGCCACTTAGCGTCACATTCTCATCGCTTTCGTTGGCCGCAGCGGAAAAGCTCACATCATCAATGGCGTTGTCATTTAAGCCATATGTGCTTGTGATGAAATCACGAATGCAGAGCGCAGCGTTGTTGCTGTATGCCGTAACAGCGGTTCGCGGGTCATAAACCTTCTTGCCTTTTACCAATGCCGTTACCAACGGGACGCCGCTGGCAAACACATTGCCATCGTACTCGTATCGGACATATAAATAAGCAATACCATTGCCGACAAAGCTGGATGTGAGCGCATCTGAGCCTGTCAGCTCTGACTCGGCAAGCAAGTCAGCGGGTGCGCTTGTCTGACTGCCATCAAACTTCTGAATGCGGATGCCAGATGGATCATCTCCGCCATCAATCACCCAGTCGGAAGTGGTGACAAAACCGTTGGCATCAAGAGTAACAACCTGATCGTTTATGTAGATGTCCCCGATCTCTTCAACTTCGTGCGCAGCTAGAACGATAATCTGGTGCAGATACTTATTCTTTTCGCCAGTTGACTCATAAAAGGTAACAGTTCCGCCCTTGCGGACCTGCCCATATACGAAGTCAGCGGAGGCTGTCGCATCTCGCGAGTTGACCAAAGTACCCTGCGATCCAAAAGATGAGAAGTCAGGCTTTGGAGCTAAAGCAGATATAGCCCATGATGTGACGGCTGAAATAGCAATAGTGCTGACAGCAGTTGCTAAAATTGCCATACCAGTCGAGAGACCAACCGTACCCGAGAAGTATGCAAACAGAGTGATCGGATCACGCGGAGCCGTGTCCCAGCGAGAGTGACGCATCACGTTATATGGAATATTCTTGCTCATGCTTTAATCCACGCCTCATCAATATCGTCTAGCGGTAGGTATATCACACCAACCTTATCCAAGAAAGCGCCTCTACTACCAGTGCATATGCCCATCGCAACGCCTGTGACCCACTTGCGAGCCTTCTTTGTTGTCACCAGCGCACCAAGTGGCGGGATGCCGCTTACACGCTCAAGCCTGCTGTCCACTGCCTTATTAAAGTCAGAGTGGCGAAACTCTTTGACCAACTCATCCCTGCGCATTGGCCTGCCGTCAACCATGTATCTGTCCAGCCAGTCATCCGCCCAGCCTTTGCCGTACATGGCCCGAAAAGCGTCATTGGTGAACGTGAGGCAATCATGTTGGCCCCATGAAAAAGGCTCACCCCTCATCGCCCGCAAATAAGCGTTGAGATGCTCGCGCGGCCCCATTACTCAGAATTAACCTCGCGGCCCCAAACAATGTCGCGATCCTGCAATGATGAAACATAGGAGAAGAACGTGTCACCACTGTGTCGTGACTGCTGGCTTCCCTCGGTATAACGCCAGTTTGACGCCTTCTCCAAGCGGACCAGCTTGCTCTCAACTATCAAAGATATGATGCTAGTCTCACCACTATCTTCAATCGTCATGACATTCATTAATCCGCTGAACACTTCAATCGGCGTCGCGGTGTC